CCTTCCAGCTCGCCGGCAGCTTCTGACATTTTCTCACGCAAACGATCTTGAATGTTGGGCTTGACTGCTACCACTGCTTCTTCAACAACTTCTTTAACTGACTTTCCGGCTTCAATATAATCAGCAATAGTGGCGTTGATTGTGTCTAATTCTTTGTCTGTGATTTCAAGACCTAAAAGATTAGCACGGCAAATCCAGCCAATGCCAATTTTGTAAATAGCAGCTTCGGGTAACTTGGCAAATGCTTTGGACTCTGCTGTACGTTCGTTGCGAGCAAGCCAATCTACAATACAGTCCCGGGCTTCTTTTTTGCCATAGTGATAGTTGTACCAGTTGAACATTCTGGTCATGGCGCTAATACGTTCCATTTCTGCAGGTTGCGCGGGCCAGACGGGTTCAGGGCCGTACCCAATGTCTTGACTACGTGGAGTCATGGATTTGAGAGGTTTATGTACTGTTTTTTCAACAGCTTTTTTAGCGACAGGTTTTTTTGCAGTTGCGTTCATGGTATTCTCGCAGAGTTTCAAATTTATATAGCATTATAACAGCCTTTTGGTTAGTGGTCAACCGTTAAAAATTACTGCTAAATAGTAGAAACGGAGAACTAAAATTCCACGCCTAAGTATGTATCGTCCAAATAAGACGAATGATTACCGCTTCTTTGATCGTACCATCAGTGAGCAATTTACTGTGGGTGGGCTTGACATATATATTCACAAATATCTAGGTCCAAAAACCGTTGAAAACGATCCCACAACCACCGGCGTAAATGGTGATGCAACACAACCAAATTACCAAGTAAACGATCCGTTGTTTGTGCAAGACCTGTTGTTGGGCGAAATACGTGACCGAGCCTACGATCCTGACATTTACGTCATGCGCGGCGTGTATCGCCAGCAGGACATTGACTTTGACTTAACACAGTTCGGGCTGTTCCTGAACAACGATACCCTGTTTATCATGTTCCACTACAACGACATGATCGATACATTTCAACGTAAATTAATGGTAGGCGACGTGTTGGAATTTCCAAATTTAAAAGATTGGAATCCCTTGGACAAAACAAAGCCGCCACTGCCACGCTTTTATGTCATACAAGATGCTAACTTTGCATCTGAAGGCTTTAGCCAAACTTGGTTGCCGCACCTGTGGCGTGTCAAAGCCACACCGCTAGTAATGAGCCAAGAATACGAAGACATTACCAACCAGATTCCAGGAACGCCTAACATTTGGGATCCGGGTAATTATTATCCACCGGGGTCAGTTGTCCTTGATGGCGAAAACTATTATACCGCATTACAGCCTGTTCCGCCTGGTACTGCCATTGGCGATCCAGCTTATTGGCAACCCACTGATCCGGCCAACATCGGCGATGCTGCTGGCACACAAAACAAAGACTACGATGTTAACGATGCTATTATACAACAGGCCGAAGTAGAAGTTCCTTTAAGCGGCTACGATACAGTGAAGTTTTACATATTTCCCACTAACCCAGATGGTACTCCGGCCAACACAGACGGTTTCACTATTGACAATGCATTAGTCAATGCTAGTCAAGCAGATCCTTTGTCGAGTAATGCCACTGGCACACCCAGAGGCGATGGCTATACAGTGGGCTATTTGACCGGTGACGGCATTGCACCCAACGGTTTGCCAGTCACTCCCGGTGTGAACTTTCCCGCTGTGGCCTACGATGGCGACTACTGTTTGCGTTTGGATTATTTCCCTAACCGTTTATTTAGATACAACGGTCGTGCTTGGATCAAGATCGAAGAATCTGTACGCACTAACTTGACTAATGGCGTCAACAACAATACTTTACGGTCAGGCTTTGTGAACAATACATACACTGTGCCCACAACAGATCAAGGTAACATACCAAGTCGTCAGAGTCTAAGCGAGATTTTAGAGCCCAAGGCCGACAACGGTAGTCAAGGCGGTAGCAAACCAGCCAATCCTTATCCCAACACACAACCCGGACAGAGGTCAAGTTAATGCAATCCTTCTTTTATGACGAACAAATACGTCGTTTCTTACTACAGTTTACTAGAATCTTCAGTAACTTCCAGGTGGAATACGGTCCTGCCAATAGTGATCAAGCCAGCTTGATACGTGTTCCAGTTCGCTACGGCGATTGGTCTAGACTGGGGCAAACTGTTCAACAGGACAACTCAGCCAGTTCGCTGCCATCTACTCCCTTGATGACTTTTTATATCACAGGCATGGAGTACGATCGCCCACGCATGCAAGATCCTTACTTTGTGAGCAATGTACAGGTTCGACAACGATACTTTGATGCAGCTACCGAAACTTACGAAACTACACAGGGCAATGCTTTTACCATTGAACGCTTGATGCCGGTACCGTACAAAATGACCTTGACCCTGGATATTTGGACAAGTAACACCAATCAAAAGTTTCAGATATTTGAACAGATCAGTACCTTATTCAATCCCAGTTTAGAAATACAAAGCACTGATAGCTTTTTAGATTGGACCAGTTTGAGTACAGTGGATCTAGATCAAGTAACTTGGACCACTAAAACTATACCGCAGGGAACAGAAAACCCCATTGACGTCATGACCATGCGATTTACAATTCCAATTTGGATCTCATCACCGGCCAAGGTCAAGAAACTGGGTGTGATTGAAAAGATCATTGCGTCAGTGTATGATGCACAAGGTGATGCTGTAGATGCTATTACCAACAGTGATCTCTTGTTGGGCACAAGACAAAAATTTACTCCGTTTATGTACAAGACTCTGTTGATTGGCAACAAGCTACAGGTCCTGAAGAATTCAACCACCGTTGACGAGCCCAACGCATCTACTAACTTGCCAGATTCACCGCCCAGCAATGAATTTTGGCCAACAGTGATTGGTATGTACGGTGGATTTAGATCGGGTATTACACAGATCAGATTAGATAATCAATGGGGTACAGACGATCAAGTGATTGGCACTGTCAGTTACGATCCCACAGACGAACGCTTTCTACTATTTGATGTTGATGCTGATACTGTGCCGCAGAATACCTTAGCATCAGTAGATGCTGTAATTGATCCCTTGTTGAGTGGGCCCGGAGCTGGATTACCAGCAGCCACAGCAGGACAACGTTACTTGATCTTGAACAACATAGGTGATGATCAGAATCCACAGCCAGCCGCAGCTTGGGGTCCGTTGGTGGCTGCGGCCAACGACGTTATTGAATACGACGGTCAATTCTGGAATGTGGCATTTGGCAGCACAACCAATAACACAAACATACAGTATATGACCAACGAGACCACAGGTGTTCAGTACCTATGGACCGGCACTGCTTGGGTTAAAAGCTATGAAGGGATCTACCCTGCTGGATCCTGGAGTATTGTGTTATGATGGCAGTGGGTGTATGGTTTTATGCTCAAGACACACAACGCTATTTGTATTTGATGCGAAATGACAGTAAATATCCCAATACATGGGGCCTACCGGGTGGCAAATGCGAAGCTGGAGAAACCTTGTTGGAAACTATCGAACGTGAATGTTGCGAAGAACTAGGGTCGTTTCCTGACTATGTAAAACTGTTGCCGTTGGATCAGTTCACCAGTCCAGACGATGCGTTCAGTTATCATACTTTTTTCTGTTGTGTAGCAAGAGAATTTCAGCCAGTGTTGAATTTTGAACACTTGGGTTATGCTTGGATTGATAGTGTGACATGGCCCAAGCCCATGCATCCAGGTTTATGGAATACAATAAACTTTGACACCATTAAAGAAAAAGTTGAGATTATTAAATCAGCTATTCAAATGTCACAGTAAGTCACAAAATCTCTATACTTCATGGTTTCGACATTGCGGTTGTTGCGCCATATGTCAGGCATATTTACACTGGTACCCACTAGTATAAACTTGGTTTCTGTGTAAGCTTCGAAGATACTGTTTACGTGCGAGACCCAACCACTGTCTTGTACTGGAGTTTCGTTGTTGTATCCTAACAGGAATATTTCTTCGTGTTCGTCAAATGCAGCCAAGTAAACAGCCAAGGCAATTTCACTCAACTGCGGCGACATAGGCACTAGAAAAAAATCGCCAGGATAAGACATACAAATATTGGGCGAAGTATAAACAATACTATTTTTATGATACTCGGCAGTGTGTATATGTTTTGCTGTGTTGCGATTGATAGTGACAAAGAAATCAACAGGCATTTCACTCCAAATTTCACTGCTGGCATAGGTCTGCAGTCGTTTCTTGGCCAAGAGTCCACCACGGTGTCGCTGTAGTCTGGCATAGTCAAAGCGTTCGCGATCAACTGAACTGCCAATCACAGCAGCACGGCCTGATATGTGTTGATTTTCTACAGCATTAGGGATCCACTCACGCGATTGATGACCACGTCCGTTGGCCATTCTGGTTCTGGTGACCACAAATTCGCCGGCATAATCTCGTCGGTATCTAGTCTGTATCATGCTGTATAAACCGTATTAGCAGTAAATCCAAGCACAATAGCTGTGCCTGTGTTGGCGTAGGTGTATGTACCTACTACGTTTGCGTTGCCAGGATAATTAGCAATAGGAATAGATATAACCACAACACCAGATCCACCTGCGCCACCGGTGCCGTTGTAGGTTCCACCACCTCCACCGCCTGTGTTGACTGTGCCAGCTACGCCGGTATTTCCACCACCACCAGAGCCACCTGTGCTGGTAGTACTCGATCCAGCACCACCTCCACCCGCTATCCAATAGTTTCCAGAAATCAATTGTCCTGCTGTTGATCCTGCTATAGGATTTATAATGCCAACACCACCTGATGCTGTACTTGCTCCGTTAGCACCCACAGCACCTGCACCGCCACCGCCACAAAATGCTGTCCCGGAAGTAACAAATCCACCATTGAATCCTTGTCCCGGAATACCAGGTCCAAACGAACCATAAAGACCTTCGTTATTTTGGCCACTGTCGCCGCCGCCAGATCCGCCTAATTGTCCTTTCCATCCTGATCTTTGGTTTAATGTACCACCGCCACCTCCACCAATTGCTGTAATTCTAGAAGTTGAGCTAGATCCAAATGTGCTATTTGCTCCATTAGCAGCAGGAGTAGTTTGACTATTGGTTGCGCCTGCACCTCCTGTTCCTATGTTAGCAGTATACGCAGTACCTACTTGAAGAGCAAACGATGAGAAATATTGTGTGCCGCCAGCACCGCCGCCTCCTCCTAAGTATCCGCCGCCTCCACCGCCACCGGCAACTACTCCAACAGCTACGCTGTAAGATGAAGCTAGAGGTTGCCAGCTCGCTCCATTCCAATATTCCAGGTAATTAAGTGTAGTATTAAATCCCATCTGCCCCGCTGTAGGGGTAGCAGGTCTATTACCTGTAGTCCAGCTGGGTGGAGTAGATGCTGCAACGTTAGCTGCTTGTGTCATAATTGTTTCCAGTTACTGCCAGTCCAGTAATCTATCTTGGTTAGGGTAGTATTAAATCCCATCTGCCCCACAACAGGGGCAGCAGGACGAGTAGCTGTTGTCCAACTTGGTAAAGTAGATGCTGCAACGTTAGCTGCTTGTGTCATGCCGTATATGTACCTGAACTAGTGAAAGTGTGTATCACATATCCACCAGATATAGTAATTGTGCCACCTGTAGCCCGTTGTGCGGAACCCAAATAGCGTACAATAACTACTCCAGATCCGCCATTGGCACCTCTATAGATTCCAGTTAACCCAGAACCACTGTCTGTCCCTGTGCCGCCACCACCCCCACCTCCAGTATTATCAGTTCCGGCAGTTGCTGGAACAGTATATGCAGCATTTCCGCCACCGCCAAGGCCACCAGTTCGTAAAACACTAGTTGATCCACCAGCACCACCTCCAGCATAATAAACACTAGAGCCAGAAATAGTAGATGCTAGTCCTATGCCACCGTTGGCACCATAATCAGGAGTTCCTGTGCCACCAGTTGCGCCTGCTGCACCAGCACCTCCACCAGAAGCTCCGTAATTGCCGGACCCATTTGTTCCGCCAGCATTACCTTGACCTGCAGTTCCAGATCCACCACCAGTA